GAAGATAACTTTAGCAGCAGTCATGTCTTCAGTCATAACAGAACCATTTAGTTTCCAAGCATTTCTGAAATGCCTGTCGGATGGCATGGTTATGCTTGAAGCGTCTGCTGTTGCACCATCCTTGTCGGTTACAAAAGTTTTAGTTGCCATTTTAGTTCCTCCTATTTAAGCAGCTATTTTCCAAGCATTTCGCCATGTACGATGTTGTGGCAATTGCTCTTTCTTACATATGACAAGCCTTGGTCGATTTGACTTCTCATAATCTCTCCATACCCTTTCAGGTATATCTTTCTGTATTAGATACTCTATTGCTTCTTCTTCTGTCATTGCCTTTACTGGCTCAGTGTTATGCAATAGATACCCTCGTGTATGCTTTACAAAGTCTGGTTGTGCTTCGTCCTTATTGAGTTCCCAATAGACCCACACAGGTGGTAGTATGCCACCGTTCAATGCACACGCCATCCAGTTAGGGTCAGGGTGTGTTACCTTTGCAGGTTCGTCTAGGTTGTCAGGGTCTTCCCATACGATGCAATACTCACTTCTGTATGGCTCTAGGTTTTCTTTTGCCCACCCTAGTCTATCCCATAAATGTGTTCCTTGAAATTCTGGTGTCATGCTAAATCTCCAAAGTTTTGAATATCAACATGACCAGAGTCAACAAGTGCTGAACCAGTGTATGAAACTTGATTTACTGAACTAGATGTTCTAGCTATATATCCCCCCTGACTTACATTCCAACTACCATTACCTACAGCATTTGCACCATTTTGATACATACCCCCTATCCAGAACTCATCAGTAAAACTATTGGTAAAATTAAAAGTTGTTTTTCCTACATCAGTATCAGTGATAGAACTAACATTCATACTATTTTTGATGGTTTGAGTACCAACTTGCGTAATATTACATATTACTTTTGCCAAAGCCTGTTGCACATTCGTAGTGGTAATATTCCCTGCACCTGCAACAATAGTGATGCTGTTCTTTGCGTCTACTCCCTCTAGGGCATTTGTTCTTAGTGTACTCATGCCAAGTCTCCTGTCACTTGTACCCCAAATTCAACATCTCTATCTGTGCTACCATCAGTAGCAGTTTTTACCATTACACTAAACTGACTTGTGGATTGTGACCCATTATAATTTGATGCAGATTTTGCACCGATAACAAAAGTACCAACGTGCCAACCTCCATCTTGATTTGCGTTAGTTTCATTAGCCACAGCCACATAATGAATATTATTCATATTATTTGTATAACTGTGTGTTGAATTACCTGTTGCATCATCTGTTACACCAGATATATTAAAACTATCGTCTGTTGTAATACCACTTTTTTGGTCAATTGCGTCCCAAGCTTTACACAATCCCTGTTGTAAGTTGGTAGTTGTAGAGTTACCCTCTCCTGTGACGGCAATAGACCCTGCTGTTGATGTGCCTGTGAGTGTGTTTGTTTTGAGTGTTGCCATTGTTTATCCTATGACGGTTTTGTTGGGAATGTTACTGATGACATATTAAGGTGTGGACCATCTAAAGTTGGATTAGCTCCATCTGGTAAATCTCTTAGTGCTTGTCTGTATGTTTTCCACTCAGCTTTCTTACTGTCTGATAATGGGCTATCTGACATAACTGTCCAATCACTATCAGATAACATTTTATCTCTTACGTTTCTTAGTATTTCCATTTCTGACGCTGATGCCATTTTCTTATCCTACTAGTTGTCCACAAAAATATGTAAAATCTTGATTTGGGTCTACATAATAACTATTAGCTGTATCTGCACTATGATATACGATAGCTTCTACTGTATCGTTTGCTGTAAGTTGATACGTTGCTGATTGAGTTACAGTAAAACTTGCACTACCAACTTCTGTATAAGCAAAACTTTGTCTTGTGCTGTTAATCCTAAACACCAGATATCTACTAACCCCATTTTGAGATGTATATGCTTGAGCATAAAAATAATATGTTCCTGTTATAGGTGCAGTAAATTTATAATTGCTTGTGTTATAACAAGTTCCAACATTATATCTTGTAGCCCCCAAAACCATAGCATTATCATATGAATCATGTGTTTGCTCAACCCAACCATTTGAGGCGGCAGTAATAGCATAAAATGCAGGTCTTGCAGGAGTTAATATTCTTCCTGTGCTATCCACAGTCATACTCGTAGTATTATTCGTATGCTTTATATTCTGTACTAGAAGATTGCTCATAGTATTGCTACGTTCCCTCCTGATTCTATTGTCAGTGTAGACCCACTTGCTATTGTTAGAGGTCCTGTAACATTTGCGTTCTCTGTAGCTGCGATTGTTACATCACTATCCATTGACTGTGCATTAGTTCTGAACATACCACCATGCTTGAAGTTACCCTTGTTGGCTTCAGGTGCAGTAACACTACCGTCTGTCAGAGCTAGGTAGTTGACAAAGATGTTACCTGTTCCTGATGAAGGTGCTGCACTAAAGGTTAGTGTTGTACCGTCAGGCACTGTATAAGCGTTACTGTCCTGCACTACACCATCGACTGATACAAGTATGTCCTGAACGCTAGTGACGGTCTGTGACAGCGTAAATGTCGTGTCAGAGCCATCTCCGTTAAACCTTTGTACAGATGGTATTGTACTGAATGTAGTTGCTATTGCATTACCCACATATGCCATTATGATGTTATCTCCATAATTGATAGTGCTACGTCTGTTGCACCAGATGCTGTCACGCTGATTGTATCTGTATCTTCCAAAACTACTTTGTTACCTGACAGTAGTTCTAATGATGAACCTGCAGGTATGGGAGCATTAGTTACTAACTCCACAGTTTGATTAGCTTCATCGTTTGCTCCTGCTCTGTTAGTTGTATCTGAGCCTAGTGAAACTGTAGCAGTAACTTGGCTTGTTGTTGTATTACCTAACATCAATCCTAACACTATGGTAGCGTCAACACTACCTGCTGTGTAAATAACATCTGCAGAAGTTACTCCTGCCTTTGTTACACATTTAAATGTATTTGCCATATCTTTCTCCTATATCAACCCAAGGCAATAGCAAGTGCCGTTGGGTCTTCTGAACTAAATCCTGCACTTGTTAAGTAAGTTTTTACAACACTCATATCCATACGTTTAATTGTACCTGCATCACTTACCATTAATTCATCAGTGTCAGCCAGACCTGATGCTAATTCTGTCTGCCCACTTATAACATTATCATTTAACATGCCACTTTCGACAGCATCATTTGCTATTGTTAAAGCTCCTGCAGAACTCGCAGTTGCATCACCACTTACTTTACTAAATACATAAGTTGGTATTCTAGATGCCAACATAGATTTTTCTGTACCGTCTGCTCCATCGTCCACAATTAATAAATCTGCATCAGCAAGAGCTGCACCCATTTCAGATGCACCATCAATCTCTAAAGCACCTAGTTCAACTTTACCTGCTGTACTTATAGTGCTAAGTTTGCTATCTCCAATACTACCTGCTAGTTTAGATGCTGCGATACTTCCTGCCAACATGTCGTTTGTTACAGTGCCTGTATCTCCTGAACCTACTAATGTGCCTGTTGTTGTTGGAAAACTAATCAGAGCTTCTGTGTGATTTATCTTATTAGAACCAAGCACAATAGCGTGATTACCCATGTATGCGTGTGATGAACATTGATAATATAATATGCTTGGTGTGTCTTCATTTACTGCTATTTGTAAATATGTGCTAGTTGTTGTGACCCCTGTTGTATACGCTGTAGTTTTATCTGCATCCAAGTAAAGTCTAAATGGATGACTTGACATATCACTTGAACTAAGAGTAAATCTGTAATAATATTCTGAATTAGATGTTACATTATCAACACCATGCAATGTTAAAGCAGGTGACTCAACACCATTTATAAAGTAAGCATTGGTGCTTCCATCTCCATAGTAAGGATGTGCTGCTGTTTTAGTTGCTACTGTAACTGTAAATTCTACAGGTGATGATGAGCTTCCATATATACCTACATGTGAGTCAGCAGAGCTTACTCCTACATCTTCTAAATCCTTACCCTGTGCATCTAAGTCTCCACCTAGCTGTGGAGTTGTATCTGCTACAACTTCTGTCAAACCACCTGCAGAGGATATGAGGTTGGTTACAGATACTTTTTTTAATGCACCTGCATCATTATCATGTATGAGCAAATCATCATTTGTTATATCTACTCCTGCAGAGCTTAGTTCAGACTGACCACTAATAACATTTGCATTTACCATTGCAGTTTCAACAGCACTGTTAGCTATTGTTACTGCACCTGCAGAAGATATGGTTACGTCACCTGATACAGCTACAGGGTTAAAGTTAGCTCCGTCAGCAACCATAATGTGACCACTAGTGTTTGTACCCATAGTGAGGTCATCACCACTGATTGTTAAGTCACCTGCTATTGTCACAACACCATCTGCTAGTGTGATTAAGTCTGTGTCATCTGTGTGACCAATTGTTGTTCCGTTTATTACAACATCGTCAATGTCTAATGAGCCACCTGTAATAAGTCCTGTGGTTGTTATTGTAGAAGAACCTGTGTCTATATTACCAAAGCCACTTGTTATAGACCCACTATCTAATGCACCTGTAGACACAAGGTTAGGCATTGCTGTTATTTCATCGTCAAGGTAGGCAGCTAAAGTTTGCACTGTGGTCTGTGCCATAGTACCACCATGATTCATTAAGATACCATGTCCATCTGAAACTGCTGTCGTACCTATGCTAGAGCCACCGTCTAGTAAATTAAACTCTGTAGCAGTTGCTGTTAAATCTGTTCCTGCAATCTGTAAACTTGTAGCATTAACTTGACCACCTGAACCGTATATAACTGCTTTGCTGTTTACTATAGTTCCTGCACTTGAGCCATCTACTAAATTTAATTCTGTAGAAGTTGAATCTACTTCAGCCAATTTTGTAAAGTCAGCTTGTACTAAACCAGATACACCATCTAATAAATTTAGCTCAGTGGCTGTTGAAGTTAAAGTAACACCACCTAATGTAAGTGAACCTGATACATCTAAGTTACCATTTAAATCAACAGTAGTAGCAGCAAGTTGTATCTCTGTATCAGCTACAATGTCAAGTTGTCCATCTGTACTAGAATTTATATATAAGGCTGTATCACGAAACTGTAGTTTTTCTGTGGACGCTACAAGTATATCATCAGAGAACTCAAAGTAGTCTTCATCTTCCATCCACTTGAGTACACCGTCATTTGTCTCACCGTCAAAGGTTACGGTAATATCTGTACCTGCTGTGCCATCTCCGAATGTAAGAGATGTGCCTAACAGTTTAGTTATAGGACCACCCTCGGCTGATGTACCGTCATGTGTGTGTCCTGTTCCTGATGCAAAAGCTGCTAATAACTGATTAAACTCGTCATTAGTGTGGGCAGCCGTGATAACATCACCGTCACTGTACGTAGACTGTCTTGTGTATGTTGCTCCCATTTATCTTCTTGCTCCTACTTGATATTCCATTTGAAATCCTCTTAACGCATAAGGTGCTGTTGTTCCGTTATCATCTACTCGCACAGCCACTGTAAATCCTGAACCCTCTACCGATTGTCTTAACAACGGCTCTGACTGACCACCGTACGTTGATGTTCCGTATACACCCGAACCATAAACAGCTACAATGTCACTAGCAGATAAAGAGTATGCCGCAGGTCTAGGACTGTTCGGGTCTTCATAGTCATAGCGTAAAAACATATCTGCGCTAATTGAAGATTCTGGTTTGTAACTTACGAGAACACGATGCATGTGTTTTCGTACCCCTGCATCACCAAAACTTAAATCGGGACTTCTATATTTACCTGCTACTGCTGTTCCATCAAAATCGTTACCTGATTCTTGTCTATACACGTAGCCACCATCTCCACCATGCACCACTATTGTTTCTGTTGCTGTTGTTACAGTATCTGTAGATGTGGGTCGTATTCCTTTTAGTTGTGCAAACTCAAATGTTTGTCCTCTTAGAGATGTTATAACTCCTTCTGTAGCGGATTGCACTGTGCCTGTCTTTGTAAAAAACACTCTATATTGTGTTTTGTTTGGTATTACTAATGACCTAAACCCACTAGCGTTTGCGATGTTGTCGTTAAACACAGACTGCACAGGACTACTTATAGTACCAAGTTCAACGTCACCAATTCTTGCTGTACCTGCAACAGTTCTTAATCCATCTGGTGCTAAGAATATTAAGTCCCCTGCAAATTCCTGTATTGTTTGTCCGTTTACACATCCTATGTTTCTAGTTACAGGTGCTACAGCAAAATTACTAGAGGATGTCCCTGTCAGTTTAAATATTCTGTCTTGACAAAATATAAACAAATCTTCACGGAAAACTTTAAGACCTGTTATTGTATCATCTACTTTAAAGCTACCTGCACCGCTACCTGTTGCAAAGTTGTCTTCATCAAACGGTACACTAAACACAACCTCTTGTTTGTTACTAGCCATACCACCGTAAAACATGTGGTCTTTAAACGCTACTACAAACTTTGCGCCTGTTACAGCAGTACTAACTTCTCCACCCCCACCTGATGATACATCTGTTGCTGCAAACGATGTATTAAATACTGTTGGTGCGTTATTTCCGTCTGCAACTATTAACTTGTCATTACCATCAAAGTTAAATCGTTCAAAGGTATAGACACCTGCACTTGTTCTGCCACTATCTCGTTCTGTCCAAGACCCACTTCCTGCTGAAGCGGTAAATATCTTTTCTCCTCTAGCTGCAACTATTGTACCATTAAATATACAAGAAAGCAAGACTTCTTCTGTTGATGCACTCGTTTGTGGCACTACATTTGTATTATACTTTGCAAAACCATTTATACGTCTGTATCCACCATTAATATCTGGCTCAAAGTTTACAAGTTCAAGTGCTTCTCCCGGTTGCATAGCAAATGTAGACTTGTTTAAAACTAACCCACCCATCAATGGAAATGTGGCAGGTGCTGTCTGCGATAAATCGGGCATTATCTAACCGTTGCTGTTGCAAAATAATTTGATGTTACAGTTGGATG